GGGTCCACGGCCGCCTCCAGATACGGAAGGACGTGACCGGATGAGCGTCAACGTCAGCGGCGGCCCGCCGCAGATCATCGAAGTCCAGGTACCAGGCGGCCCGCCCGGACCGCCAGGCCCGCCCGGCCCGCCGGGCGCCTCGACGCTGACCGAGCTGACCGACGTCACCGGCGCCGGCGGCTACGGCCAAAGCCCCGTCGACGACGGCAGCCAGACGTTCCCGCTGACCAGGGTGACGACGCAGGAAGACCTCGAGGCGGTGCTCGCCGAGGTCGCCGCCGTCAACTGGCACTCGATCGGCGCCCCGGGCGAACCACCGTTCCTGTCGATGTTCCGCAACATCGGCGACCCCTGGTCGCCGTGCCGCTACCGGATCCTCGCCAACAGCACGGTGCGGATGCAGGGCACTGTCTGTTGCGACGACCAGACGATCGGCGACTCGACCTGGGTGCCGATCTTCACGCTGCCGCCGGAAGCACGGCCCGACTACACGCTCGAGTTCGGCGCGCTCACGAACGACAACGCGATCTCGAAGGTGTACGTCTGGGACACCGGCGACGTCATCTGGGGCGGCTACGCCGACGGCCTCGGCCCACACGCACCGATCACACGCCTGCCGCTCAACTTCCTGTCCTGGTCAACCATCGGGCCGGCACCCGTGCTCGCCGACACGCTTGCGGCCCGGGCGGCATTGTGACTATCCAACTACTGCCTGAGCTTAAGGGCGGGCACCGCCAAGACGGCCCCGCCCTGACACAGGAGAACAGGACTCTCCCATGCAAAACCAGAATGACAGCCACCCGCAGCTATGGAATGCCGGCCCCGTCAGGATCCTGGCGCGAAGTCACAAACGCGGCCGTTCCTGGGCAGTTCCCAAGCAGTGCGCATTCGTTGATTCAAACGGGGTTCGTTGCCCGAATGCAGCGAGGGCAAAGCAGGCGGCGAAGTACTGCGATGAACATGCGACATCTCGCGATTACATACTCGGTCGCATTCCTGCCCGTGTTGCGGAGGAGACAGTCGAATGCATTAAGCCGACATGCTTTCGCAGGTTCACTCGCCGAAGCGTGGGATCTGAGGATGGCGCAGGGCAGGCATGGGAGGAACTCTGCCCCGGTTGTCGTGCTCTGTCGCCGCTTACGCTCAGGCAACTGCGCAAGCACCGTGTCTCATACGACCTGTCGTTGCGTTGGCTGTTACAAGGAGATGACTTGGCTTGCGAACGCCCCGGTTGTGGCCGGCGTTTCAGAGCAGGAGGGAAGGGGCCAGTACCACCGCACATCGACCATGACCACACGTGCTGCGACTCTGGCTGGTCGTGTGGCGAATGCATTCGTGGGGTCGTATGCCGGACATGCAACTTTGCGGTCGGACAACTCGAGTACCTCCTGCGGAGCACCACCTTCGACGAGCTTCGCAGCTTCCTTGACAGGTCAACTTTTTAGGGGCTGCCCCCCGGTGACCCCCGTCCCTCGTCAGACTTTTTTGCGTCAGAGGCGATCGTGGCGGTAACGACGCGACCGCGGGCGAGCACGTCGCAGCGCGGCTACGGAACGGCGCATCAGAGCGCACGCCGCCAGCTCGAGCCGCTGGTGCTGGCTGGCGGTGTGTCCTGCTGGCGTTGCGGCCGGCCGATCCTGCCGGGCGAGCCGTGGGATCTCGGCCACGTCGACGGCGATAAGTCGCGTTATGCGGGGCCGGAGCATGTGGCCTGTAACCGTTCGGCGCCGAGGCCGCCTCCGCCGCTGCCGCTGGAGGAGCTGCCGGAACGGGACGGGCTCGGCCGTGACGATCCGCGTTGGCGGGTGCCGTGGCTAAAGCGGTTCTTGCGGGTGCCGCGGAACGCGACCTGGCCCAGGTTGATGACGGTTCCGCATCCGGCCGCTGTCGGGTCGCTCGGGGCCGACTTCGTCAAGTGGTCTGACGCGCGTACCGGCGGCAAGCTGCGCTGGTGGCAGCGGCTCGCGGCGACCCGGATGCTCGAGGTCGACGACCAGGGGCTTTTGGTTTGGGACGGGGCGCTGTTGTCGATGGCGCGGCAGCTCGGCAAGTCATGGCTTCTGCGCGAGCTGTGTCTGTGGCGGATCGAGCAGGGCGGCCGCTGGGGCGAGCCGCAGGATGTTCTGCATACCGGCAAGGATCTCGCGGTCTGCATCGAGGTGCAGCGGACGGCACGGATCTGGGCGCGGCCGCGCGCTGACTATCAGGTGCGGGAGGCGTCGGGCCGGGAGGCGATCGAGTATCTGCCGGGGCTAGGCGGCCGCTGGATTCTGAAGGCGAAGGGTGCGCCGTACGGCTACACGATCTCGAGCGCGGTCGTCGACGAGGCCTGGAACGTCGAGGCGAACCACATCGAGGAGGGTGTCGCGCCGACGATGGTCGAGCGGGCGAGCTCGCAGCTTCTGCTCGTCTCGACGGCGCACCGGCTCGCGACGAGCCTGATGCTGACCCGCCGCAAGGCCGCGCTTGCCGAGCTCGAGAGCGGCAGCGGCGATCTGCTGATCGAGTGGTCGGCGCCCAGGGGCGCGTCGATCGACGACCTCGGGGCGTGGCGGCTGGCGTCGCCGCACTGGTCGCCGCAGCGGCAGAAGCTGATCCGGCGGCGGCTCGAGGCGATGTACCAGGGCGAGACGCAGGACGGGACGGAGTCGGACCCGGCCGAGTCGTTCCGTTCGCAGTGGCTGAACCAGTGGCCGAAGGGTTTGACGGTGCTGCAGGGCGAGGAGCTGCTCGCGCCGGGTGTTTGGCGGTCGCTCGTCGAGGATGGTGTCCGTTCGGGCGGGCCGGTCTGGGTCGCGGTCGAGGACAATTACGGCCGGGGCGCCGCCGTCGCGGCCTGTGCGCAGCTCGACGACGGCCGGTTGGAGGTCGACGGCTGGCTGCGACCGGACTGGGACTCGGCTTTGGAGGATGTGCGGCTGCTGGCGGCGGTGCGGCAGGTGCGGCAGGTGCTGGTCGGCGCGTCGGTGTTCTCGCGGGTGGCGCCGGGGTCGCTGCCGTCGGCGCGGCCGGCGGGGAGCCTCGAGACACGGCCCGGCCTGTCGGTGCTCCGTGACCTGTGCGCGAACGGCCTCATTGTCCACGACTCGACGACCGCTGACCTCGACGAGGCGGTCGGCGCCGCACGTGTGAAGCAGGGCATCAACGGATTGATGCTGGTGCCGGGCGAGCTGCGGCATCTCGTCAACGCGCTCGTCTGGGCCGTCGGCGCCTGCCACCGGCCGGTCGCCGCGGGGGCAGTGTTCTGATGGGCCTGTTCACGCGTTCGATCCGGCCGCCCGACATCCCGAACTCGAACGACCCGGCGGACGTGCCGCCGGCGACGGTCGGGCCGCCCGCGGCGGTGCCCGGCGACCCGGACGGGATCATGTTGACGGGGGCCGACCCGCCGGCGTGGCTGCCGCCGAGCATCCGCCCGTCGGCGTGGTCCGGGTGGCCGGAGGACTGGCAGACGCCGAACTGGCAGTCGGGGATGTGGCCGAACACGTTGACGGACACCGCCTGGATGTGCGTCGACTTCAACGCGCAACAGGCGGCGGGGATGCCGATGTATCTGAAGGACGCGGCTCCGTCGCTGCAGGCGGACTGGGTCAACAACCCGGACCCGGACGTCTACTCGGACGTCGGCGAGTTCCTGCATCAGCTGTTTTGGGATTACCAGTTGGGGGAGGCGTTCGTGTGGGCGACCGCCCGCTACGCGACCGGCTGGCCCGCCCGCTTTCATGTCGTGCCGCCGTGGATGGTCACGATCGAGATCGAGGACGGGCTCAGGCGCTACTCGATCGGCGGCGAGGATGTTAATGGCGACCTGCTCCATATCCGCTACCGGTCGCAGGTCGGGTACGCGCACGGTGAGGGGCCGCTGGAGGCGGGCCGTTACCGGATGCTGGCGGCGCAGATGCTTGTCCAGTACGGCGCGAACCTGATCAGCGGCGGCGGCATCCCGTCCGGGGTGTTGGAGCATCCGGCCGAGATCAGCCCGACGCAGGCGCAGCAGCTGAAGCAGGACTGGGTCGCGGCCCGGCTGTCGGGGATCGGCGAGCCGGCCGTTCTGTCCGGGGGGATCAAGTGGACGCCGACGCAGGTCAACCCGACCGACCTCGGCCTGACGGCGCTGCTCGACCGGGAGGAGGGCCGGATCGCGCACCTGCTCGGGATCCCGTCCGAGCTGGTCGGGATCCCGACGAACACGGACCCGATGACGTACCGGAACGTGACGATGTGGTTCGACATGCACTGGCGGGCCGGCCTCAGGCCGAAGGCGCAACGGGTGATGAAAGCGTTGTCGGGCTGGGCGTTGCCAAGGGGCACCTGGGTCGAGCTGAACCGTGACGAGTATGTCGCCGCGGAGCCGCTGGAGCGGGCCCAGACCGCCCAGATCCTGTTCGGGATCCAGGACCCGGTCACAGGCGAGCGGGCGTTGACGATCCCGGAGATCCGGGCGGTCGAACGCCTCGACAACAGCACACCAGACGACGTCTCGAGCGGGGTGCTGAAATGACAGGCGAGATCGAGATCAGGGCGGCCGAGGTCGCGTCCGTGTCGTATCCGCAACGGCTCGTGACGCTGGTCGTGATGCCGTACGAGACCGAGACGACGATCGTCGAGGGCGGCCGTGAGTTCGTCGAGGTCGTGACCCGCGGGGCGTTCGACGGGATCCAGGTCAAGAACGGGCACCGGCTCGCCCGGATCGTGCCGTTGAACCGCGACCATCAGGAGACACGCACGATCGGGCAGGCGACCGCGTTCCATCCCGACCGCCCCGAGGGCCTGGTCGCCGACGTTCACATCTCGAGGACGGTTCTCGGCGAGGAGACATTGGAGCTCGCGAACGACGGTGTGCTCGGCGCGTCCGCCGGGTTCGCGCTGCTCCGCAAGAACGGCCGCACCGGCCCGCCGGTGCCGGACGCGGAGGTGTGGGAGACCCGCAGCCGGCGCAGGTTGAACCGTTTGTATCTCGACCACATCGCGTTGACGCCGACGCCGGCGTACGCCGGCGCGACCCCGGTTTTGGCGGTCCGCGCCGACGCGGAGCCGGCCATGGCTGCGGCGGCTGGGACGCCGAACCGTGACCGGCTCACGCTGGACCTGTGGGGGGAGATGGCGGCCGAACTCGACCGCCGCTACGGCCTCAGCCGCTAGCCGCCGTAGGCGCAGAAGTCGAGCGCGGCCCTGGGCGAGTCGTAGCACTTGACGTCGTACAACTGCACGTCCGTGTCGTACTTGTAGAACCGGACGCTGGCTCTGCCGAAGACGCTGTAGAACGGCTCTTTCTTCCCCATCCAGACGCAGCGCCAAAGCGTGTCGGTGAGCGGATGGCACTCGATCAGCGGGACTTTCGGCATCAGCTCCGAGCTGACCGGCCTCGATGTGTCGAGCAGGTCCGTGTAGTGGTGAAGGATCTCGACCTTCGTGTCGTGGATCGCCCGGGCCGCGGAAGGCCGGAGCGGTTGCGTCGCGCCGGCGACGGACGCCATCGCTGCCGCTACGGCGGCGATCGCCGCCACAAGTCCTATGAGCTTCATTTGGAATCTCCTCTGTCCATGTTCCCCGAGTTCCATCAGAGTCCGGCGGCCCGTGCGCCGTACAGAGCCTGCGCGGGTGTGAAGCCTTCGTACTCGAGCTGCTCGATCAGGCCGCGCCGCGAGAACCCCTGCGAGTCGAGGTAGTCCCGGGCGACGACCGCGGCTTCCCTGGTCCAGTTCGCGCCGGAATGGCTGGCCCCGTAGGCCGCGTCGCCGGCGGAGAATCCTTCGTACTTCAGCTGCGATACGAGGCCCTTGTACGAGAACCCCTGCGACTGCAGGTAGTCCTTGGCGACACGCACGGCGTTCGATCGGCTGCCGGGCGATGCCTGCGCGGCGGCGATCGTGCCGGTCAGGAGCATCGCTGCAGCGGCCAGCATGGTGATCAGGTATTTCATTGCGGTTCCTTTCGTCCAGGTTCCCCGGCGCGTGACGCGGCCGGGTTCATGAACCAACCTAGCCTGGGTGGCCGTCGGGTGGAACCACCCGTTCGGGCAGTCCCGCCAAGACCCGGCTGGCGTACCGTTCGGGGTGGGGGCCGCTGCCCGCGTCGTCCAGGTGCGGGCGCGGCCCCGTTTTCGACGCCCTGCGAGCCTTCGGCCTAGCTTCCTGCATGGCTGGCTTTGCCGCCGTCCGGGCTGCCGGGTAGCATCCGGTTCAGCGTCGAGCTTTCCGCCTGGTAGGCAGCACAGAGTGCGTCCGGCGGCCAGTGGGTTCCACGCAAATCGCATGCGAGACGACCCTGTTCTCGTACCGATGCGGAGAAACGGAGCCCGAACGGTTATGCCACAGCACGAAACCGACGTTGTGCTGCTCCAGAAGGCGAAAGAGGTCGAGGAGCGGCAGGCGTTCATCGACAAGCTCGTCGCCGAGCCGAAGGGCGAAAACGGCGACCTCTCGGACGAGCAGCTGCAGCACATCACCGAGCAGCGCGAACGGATCAAGCTCCTCAGCCGGCAGATGGACGAGCTGACCGAGGTGCGGGAGCTCTCGTCCGCGTCAGCGGACCGGATCGCGTCGATCGCGCATCTGATGGCGAGGAAGGACCCGCCGGCGGAGGTCGAGTACCGCTCGGTTGGCGGTCTCGACATGGGCGGCGCCGGCGCGTTTGCGCTCGACCTGTGGGACGCCGCCCTCGGCGACGTCGAGGCGAGGAGCCGGCTCGAGCGCTGGAACCGGGAGCACCGGGCCGCGGCGCACCAGACGACCTCGAACGCGTCCGGGCTGGTGCCGACGCCGATCGTGGCGCCGGTCATCAACTTCATCGACGCCGCCCGGCCGGTCGTGTCCGCCTTGGGGCCGCGGCAGCTGCCGAGCTGGTCGTTCAGCCGGCCGAAGGTGACGGTCCACACCGCCGTCGCGGCGCAGGGCGCCGAGAAGTCGGAGCTCACGAGCCAGGCGATGACGATCACAAAGCTCGCCGTCTCGCCCGCGACCTACGGCGGCTACGTCAACGTCTCCCGCCAGTTGATCGATTACGGCACCGTCGGCGGCGGCTCCGCGATGGACATCGTGATCGGCGATCTCGCGACGCAGTACGCGATCCTGACCGAGGCGACCGCGGTGCAGGCGTTCTACGCCGGCGGCACCACCGGCACCGTCACGATCCCCGGTACGCCGACGTCGGACAATGTCGCGGCGGCGTTCTGGGGCGCGGCCGGCCAGGTTTACAACGCGACGAAGGGACAGGGCAGGCTGATCGCGGCCGCGTCCCCGGACGTGCTCGGATCACTGGGCGGCCTGTTCGCGCCGGTCAACCCGATCGACGCGCAGTCGGCCGGGTTCACCGCCGGAACATTCGGGCAGGGCGCGATGGGCGCGATCGGCGGCATCCCCGTCTACGTCACCGCCGGCTTCGGCACCGCCACGAAACGGCTGATCATCATGTCGACGGCCGCCGGTGAGGTCTACGAGGACCGGATCGGGCCGCTGAGCGTGGTCGAGCCGTCCGTGCTCGGCGTCCAGGTCGCCTACGCCGGCAACTTCGCGTCGCTGGTCACGGAGGCGGGCGGGATCGTGAAAGTGACGGTCACCTGAGATGGCCGACGAGCTGCTCTGGGACGCGCCGAACCAGCAGGTCGTTCGGCCCGACCAGTCGCACCCGTCCGAGGAAGGAACGGGCGGCTCGCAGCAGACCGACCCGGACGACCCGAAGCCGAAGCGGTCGTCGAGCCGGTCCGACCCGAAGAAGGAGGAGGAGAGTTAGATCGCCTACGGGACGACGGACGAACTGCTGCGGCGGCTGAACATCCAGACGCCGACGCAGATACAGGTCGAGCAGGCGCAGCTGTGCCTCGACGCGGCCGGGTCGGAGATCAACTGGGACCTCCAGTACGACACGGACGTGCCGGAGCCGCTGCCGGCGCTATTGCCGACCGTCAACTACGGCCGCGCCCGCGAGCTCTGGAATCTCGGCTACGCCACCTTCGGGGCCGCCCTGCTCGCGGCCGACATGCTCGCCTACGCAGGTAACGACTCGTGGCTCAGGTGGCACCGGATGCTCGATCCGCTGCGTGTCCATGAGGGGATCGCCTAGGTGGAGGGGCTGGCGGCGATGATCGACGAGGTCGCCGCCAGCCTCGAACCGCTGACCCTCGAGGTTCCCGGGCTGCAGATCACCGCGTTCATGAACGCGGCGCCGACGCCACCGTCGATCGACATCTACCCGGCGTCGGTGTCGGGGGTGGCGGCGTCGTTCAACGGCTTCGAGGAGACCGTCACCGTCCGCGCCCGCGTCACGACCCCCGACGACACCGCCGGGCAGCAGCTGCTACTCGGCCTGATGGACGTCGACGGCCCCGCGAGCGTGATCGCCGCGCTGAAGACGGATGCCAGGTTCGCTGTCGACGAGCGAAGCGGCTACCAGGGCTATCCCGGGGACCTGCTCGGCTGCGAATGGCGCGTCAGGTGGATCCAGTGAGGATCCTCTGGCTCGGGAACCCGCCCTGGCTCGGGTCCGGCTACGGGCAGCAGGCCGCGTTGTTCATCCCGCGGCTACAAGCGCAGGGGCACGAGCTGGCGGTCGCCTGCAACTACGGCCTGCATGACATCACTTTGGACTGGGGCGGGTTGACGTGTTTCCCCGCTGACGGCGTCTACGGCACCCGGACGATGCCGACCTGGGCGGCCGACTACCAGGCCGACCTGGTGCTCGCGCTCTGCGACGCCTGGGTGCTGAAACCGGGGGAGTGGCCGCCGGGGCCGCCGGTCGCGTTGTGGGCGCCCGTCGACCACTCCAGCTTGCCGGCGATGGTCCGCGACGTCCTCGCCCACGACCGGATCCGCCCTGTAGCGATGAGCCGGTTCGGGGAACGGTTGATGCGGGCCGAACGGCTGAACCCGTTCTATGTGCCGCACGGCGTCGACACCCAGCTGTTCCGGCCGCATCCGGAGCTGCGCGGCAAGGCCCGCGCCGACCTGGGTGTGCCGGAGGATGCGTTCCTGGTCGGGATGGTCGCCGCGAACGTCGGCAACCCGTCCGCGCCCAGGAAAGCGTTTAACGAGGCATTCGCGGCCGCCGCCGAGTTCGCCGGCCGGCACCGGGACGCCTGGTTCTACTGCCACAGCGAAGGCAACCCGAGGCCCGGCGCCGGCGGCATCAACCTGCACAAGCTCGCCGGCCGGCGCGGCTTGCCAGAGGGCCGGATCAGGATCCCGACCGACGAGACCTGGCACCGCGGCATCCCGCACGGGTTCGTCGCCTACGCCTACCAGGCGATGGACGTCCTCGTCCACTGCTCGATGGGCGAGGGGTTCGGGCTCGCAGGCCTGGAGGCGCAGGCCTGCGGCGTCCCCGTCATCAGCTCCGACCATTCCGCGATGACCGAGCTCTGCGGTGCCGGCTGGCTCGTCGACGGGCAGCCGTGGAACGACGAGGCGCAAGAAGCCGACTTCACGATCCCGATCGTCTCGTCGATCGTCGACCGGCTCGAACAGGCGTACACGGAACGGGGTAACGCGGACCTGCGTACCCGGGCGGTCGAGTTCGCGCAGGCCTTCGACGCCGACCGGGTCGCGGAGACGTTCTGGCGGCCGGTGCTCGACGAGCTCGCCGGCGGCGCGCCCGCATCCGTGCCGCCGGCGGGACCGAACCGCGCCCAGCGGCGCGCCAACCGGAAGGTGGCCGTGTGAACGACCGGGCGCTCGTCAGCTTCGGTACCGGCGACATGGCTGAGCTGCTGGAGATCACCGCACCCGGCCTGCACGCGTATGCGCGCCGCCACGGCTACGACCTGATCACCAGGCCACCGTCGATGCTGCTCCGGCCGGCGTCG